TCGTATAGAGGCAAACTTAGAGCCTTTAGATAGACTTGGTACTCTCGTTTTCAATGAAGAAGAAAAGGACAATCCTCACATGCAAGAGCTTATCAATCAGTTTAAACTCTTCGAGCTTTCAATGCCTTATCCTGCAGACGGATGTGATGCTGTAGAAGGTGGTGTTACAATGACAGACACCAAGACAAACGAACTCGAACCAGTTTATACAATTGGTTACAACGAACTAAACGAAAATAACCCTTATACAATTTAGTTATGCAGAACTTTATATCACTTGAAGATTACGATGCTTCAATTCATCGTGAAATACTTGATAGCCTTTTAAGACAAGGCACGTCAGATTATGATCCACAGATAATAGAAATATGTGAGGATAGAGCTATTTCAGAGATGAAAAGCTACCTCAATAAAAAATATGATTGTCAGGCAATTTTTTCACAGACAGGGGCAGAGAGACATCCTCTCATCTTGATGTTTGCGCTAGATATTGCAATCTACCATATTTTTTGCCAGCACAACCCCTACAAGATGTCTAAGATTAGAGAAGACAGGTACGAACGTGCAACAACGTGGCTTAAGGGTGTTATGAAAGGCGACATCACAGTTGAAGGAGCACCTTTGCTACCTTCTGATGAACTTTCAGACAACTCAAATTGGCAAATTAAAAGCGAAGAAGTTAGACCAGTATTTGATTAATCATTATGAAAAAAACTAAGAATAAAATTACACAAGGTGGATATATTTCACAACCAGGATTAAGACAACCAGACGTTGTTCTTCAAATGCCTGAACTCTTTCATTTTAACCTTGAAACTTACATGAATTCAGTCAACGCTGCTAAAAGCATTGATTATTCAAATCGTGTAAGGCTGTACGATATGTACGAAAGCGCAGCGTTCGATTTGCATCTTTCAGGCGTCATGGCAAAACGCTTACGTGGCGTGACGCAAATACCCATTGAATTTCAGCGCAATGGAAAGCCAGACGACACCATTAACAAACAGCTGCGCTCACCATGGTTTAAAGAGTTAAGAAAAGAACTTATATTATCGGAGTTCTGGGGCTTCACTCTATTACAGCTATATATAGGAGAGGACCAAAACATCCACTTTGAAAGTATCAACAGAAAACACTACGACCCAATTAAAAAGAAGCTACTCCGCTTTCAAGGAGACATGGACGGACTCCCAATTGAGAACTTCCAAAACATGCTCTTTATTGGTAGTGAAAGGGGGTTAGGCATCTTTGCTGAAATCCTACCTGCAGTGCTTTACAAAAAAGGAAATATTGGTGACTGGGCGAGATTCTGCAATATCTTTGGTATGCCCATTCGGGAATATACATATGATGCAGGAGACGAACAAGCAAGAAGAAAATTAATACAAGACGCAAGAAGTCAAGGTTCAAATGCCGTGTACATTCATCCCAAAGACAGCGATTTAACGCTAATTGAAGCAGGTAATAAGACAGGTTCAAGTGAACTCTACAAAAGTTTTGCAGAGTACTGGGATGGTAAAATATCTATCAGAGTTCTAGGAAACACCCTAACAACAGATGTTGGCAGTTCAGGAACTCAAGCATTAGGAACAGTCCACAAGGAAGAAGAGAACGAAATGAACGCAGATGATAGAGAGTTTATTTTGGACATTCTCAACTATCAGATGAAAGACCTTTTCAATGCTCTTGGTTTTAATACTGATGGTGGAGAGTTCGTCTATGCGAAAAAAGACAAAATAGATGTTGCACAGCAAATCGACATCGTTCAGAAGTGCAGTAATATGGGTTTACCCATCGGCGACGATTATTTGTATGACACTTTCGGAATTGAAAAACCAAAGGATTACAACGCACTAAAAGAGCAAAAGAACGCAGAAAAAGAAGCGTTAAAAGCTGCACTTAATTATAGTAAAGAGGAGGAAGAAAAAGGGAATTCAAACGACAATAAAACGTCATTTAAACAGCGTTTAAATCGTTTTTTTGGGATAGCCCCAACAAAAGGGGCAAAAGCCAACACTATAGACTTCTAGTTGATGAACTCTACTATGGCAAACAGTGTTCATGCCATACACATTTTGACAACATAGATAGTGGAGTAAAATTCGATTTAGACGTGCTCGACGAGTTCGTGAATGCCATATATGGAGGTTTCGATGTAGAAAATTCCATTGAGCCTACAATGTGGCAGGAGCTTACAAAGATAATGAACGAAGCCACGGCTAAAGGCTTATCCAAAGGCGAATTCTCAATTGACCACAATAGAGGTTTTTTAGACGCAGTGAAGCATGCAAATGAAGTCTTTGCAGCATTTAAAACACATGCAATGGGCAAAAGCATGGCTTCAAAACTACTAGACGATAACGGTAACTTGAAGCCATTTGATAAGTGGATGAAAGATATATCTTCTATATCTTCTCATCATGTTGGTTCGTGGCTGAAAACCGAGTATAACACGGCTGTTCTTCGAGCTCATAACGCAGCGGATTGGCGTTCATTTATAGAAAACAAAGACATTATGCCTAACTTGCAATGGATGCCGACTACTTCGCCAGACGCAGAAGCCGTGCATCGTGGCTATTGGGAGAAGAAATTAACCTTACCTGTTGAACATCCATTTTGGAACAAACATCACCCAGGCGACAGATGGAACTGCAAATGTTCTCTTGAATCTACAGATGATCCTGCATCACCAGATGATGTGCTAGACGATTTACCAATTGAACCTGCACAGAGAGGATTAGAGAATAATCCAGGGAAAGATGGCAAAATGTTTAACGACACTCATCCTTATTTTCCAAAAAACTGCAATCAATGTAGTTTCTACAAAAATAGAGGCTTTAAAAACAAAGTGAAGACATGGTTTAATAACCATGAAAAGGATTGCTATAAGTGTGAGTATATAAATGAGCAATTATCAAAGGAGGAGGAAGATCTTATAAAACAAAGACGACAAGATTATGAAAGCCTAAAATCAAATGATAAATATTTTGATGTTGAATTTAATGCGCACAATGGAGGGTTAAAAGCGACAAATAGGGAGCATAATTTAGATAAAGATAAAGGTTGGTATGAAAATACGGTGCAAAGAATTGGGTTTAACAATGGACACAAAGTAATACTAGAAAAAGAAGATCACTCAACGTATAAAATAAAAAATACAGAAGGTACATGGAATGATCTTCAATTTGAAATTGCTGGAGCAGAAACAGCCCTTCCTAATAATATTCGGAATGCATTAAAACATTGTGCGTCTAAATCTGAAGCTGAAATAGCAGTATTATTTTTCCCTTTTGATAATTTTAATATAGATAATTTTAATGAAGGATATAAAAAATACAAAGGATTGAAAGGGACTTCTCAATATAAAACTTTTAAAGAAGTCTATTGTATTGATAATAGTAAGATAATATTACATAAAAAGCCAGGTTAAAAAACCTGGCCAGAATGAGGGACGTGTCCCAACAGGGATTAAACGCTCCCCTCACGCCACAAAGATACAACTTAATCAAATACAATCCAAATAAAATGCAAGAAAAATGTCAATATCACCCAAAGAAATTGCTTTTATCATATCAAAATGCCCTGAAGAGATAACAAAAGCAGCTCAAAATGAGCTACCTCGCAAGGCTGCCATTATTGCTACAAACCACTTTAAAAACAACTTTAGACAGGGTGGTTTTACCAACAACGGCAACAAAACTTGGGCTACAACCGTCCGCCAAAGGTATGGAAGCAGATATAAACCATTGACTTCTGGAACTGATACACTTATGAGAAGTATCTCTTCACAAGTTCTGCCTGGCACGGTTATCATAAACAACCCACAACCATACGCAAACTACCATAACGATGGAGCATGGATAAGAGTTACACCAAAGATGAAGAAGTTCTTTTGGGCAAAAGCTTACTCTATTGCAGGGCAAAAGAAAGGCAAAGGCAAAGGCAAAAAAGCAAAGATGAATTTTGACACAATGCCACCAGAAGCAAAGATGTGGATGAGTTTAGCACTTACAAAAAGAAAAACGCTAAGAATACCACAGCGAAGATTCATCGGTGAAAGCTTCGAACTCAATAAGAAGTTAAGAGAAATGATAGATAAGAAATTAAATGAATTAAAAGAAAAAGCATATGGAAGAAATGATTATTAATATCATTGAGGAAATAAATAAGAAGATGCCTCAGTTATCTCTGGTAGATGAAGATTATGGACAACTCGACGCAATCGACGATGAAAATAAAGACATGTATCCACTTACATATCCTGCAGTTCTCATTGATGCATCAAGTTGTCAATGGAGCAATTTATCAGAATTGAAACAAGAAGGAGAGTGCACAGTTGTAGTTAAACTCATCATTGATTGCTATGATGACACACACAGAAACTCAAAAACGATTGATAGAATTATGCAACGTGAGGAACAAAGAAAAGCCTTGCATAATACACTGCAAGGCTTTCGTCCAAATAACGATGGCGCATTGATACGCACATCAAGTAGATATACAACGATAAATCATGGGATAAAACTTTACGAATCTACATACACATGTAGAATTTCAGAAGCTATTCAGCAAAAAAGGAAGGTTCAGAAGTCTTCGATTTCGTTCGACGTGAAGGTCTAAAGCCTTGATAACGGCTATTTTTTATAGTCTTTCCATCAATGGTTACACCCTCCGTAAGCATGCGTTTAATAATTCTTAGCGTTGTTGCTTCGCTTAAAAAGAATTCATCAAAGGCTAGTTTGCGGATGGTGTCGTCGAATCGAAGGCGTTGCACTTCGCTCCAGTAGTAATATCGCTCAAACAATTTCTTATCTCGAAGTTCAATGAGCTCTTTATCTCGACCTTTTGCCATAGGTGCAAATATACAAAATCGAATTATAAAACCAAACAATAACATATAGTTTTTCTGCAATAATGCAAAATTGGGTATTACCCAACGAATACCCAATTCTTCTATAACAATAAAAAAGTGGGTATTACCCAACGAATACCCACTTTACCTTTTAAAGCCTACAACCTACAGAATGATGGTTCTATTTTGGTCCAAACGCCCTTATCATTCAACTGGAAGAAATAGTAGTTAAGTGCTGTTTTCTGAACGACGTTACTTTCTTTGAATAACGTCATTATTTCTGCATATTCGTTGTCGAACTTATCTTCTAAAGCGTATAGCTTTGATATTGATTTGTAGTCCAAATCACCTGCATTATTGCGCTCTAAGAGCGTCATTGCAAGCTGATACATTGGGTCTGCAGTGCCTTTGGTGGTCTTCTTTGCATACTCCTTGAGGTATTTCACAAGTCTTTCTGCTGCGATATTTGCACGTTCATCAAAGCCTTTTACACTATTCGAAGACACTTCCAATTTGAAAGAGCCATTCACAAGTGTAAAGTTGCGCTGCTCACTTTTGCGAAGTTGTCCGTATTCGCTCATCACCTCCTTAAAGGATTCGCACTCTTTATTTAACCACTCTTTAAAAAGTGCTACATCTGTTGCTACTGCTAATAGCTTTGATTCAACTTGTAGAAGTAGTTCTTTTCTTAATGCTTCATAAGCGTTGCGCTTTCCTACACGTTCCTGCTTCTCCTCATTCTGCAACTCTTTTAGTAATTGCTTCTTTTCCTCTGCAGTCAAGCCTGCTAACATTGATTTATTTTCCATTTAATTATACTTGTTTTGGTTATTAATATTACTTTTCTTATTTGTATTCTCTCTGATGATCACAATTTGAAGTTCTTGCAAGATGTCTTTCTTTCGAGCCTTAAAACCACCCTTTGAAAGAATGCTATATAACTTTTGCCTCACTGCTCCATGCTCCATTATATTTAAAAACCTGAAGGGCTTTCCTGCAATTCTTTTAGAAAGACAAATAGCATCGACTTTATTCCAGTTAGTTGTGTCAACGTTGAACTCTTTTTGCAAAAGCTTTAATGTTGCGCTGCGCTCTTTTCTTATCTTATCCTTTATTCCTACAATGTCCTCAAGTTGATTTATCAAAGTGAAATACTCTCTATCGTCAATCTCTCTTAAGCTGGTTGTTCTTCCATCGGTGATGCGTGAAATGAGAGCTCGCTTATATTCTTCTTGTTCTTCTTTGTCCGTATAGATATAGCGAAGAAGAAAGTAGAAATACTTGTAGTTGTTTACCTTTTTCATTCTCTAATTCTCTCTAAAGCGAATAACAGCCATTGTCACTTGGTTTCTTTTAATTGCAATTGAGTACTCATCTTCATCTTCGCAAATCTCTGCAGTGAGATTGGTTTTTTCGTTCAGAACTGTTCTCTTTTTAATTGCAAGAAGTTCCTCGTTCATTTCAGCGCAAAGTGTAATCCACGTAAAACTTTCATTGCTTTTAGAAGTGATAAAGCGAAAATATTGCTCAAGTAGCTTAATCCACTTTGGGTGCTTCTTTCCACACCTTGTTTCAAAATAAAATTTACCTCTCATATTGCGATAATTTGTAGTCTACATACACCTGGCGTGCAACAGTTAAAGTGTCATTCACGCTATTTTTTAAACTCTCAACAGGAATCAAAGGCAACTCGTTGTGGCAAACATACAAAGTACCATTGTATTCTGTGATTTGAATTGCCACTTTTGCATCATTGCAAACTCTATTCTCAAGTTCAATTCTTCTTGTCTTTTTCTCATTTTCGCAAGTAGTTCTAAACCAGCTTGCGATGTTCGTTAAAATATTTTTCATCTTTACTTATTATTTATTTGTTGTTTCCATTCTATTGTCACCACGGCATCTAGTACACCAGTTCCTCCACACATCGAGCAAGGCTCTTTCACAGGTTCATTGTATGAGTTGTGAGACCAAAACCAGCCATTGCCCTGGCATTTATTACAGAAGTGATTTTCACTTAGCACTTGTTCTTTTGCAACTGTCTTGCAATCTTTGTTCAGCCATACAACACCTGCAGTGCTTATTGGATTAGAATTTCCAGGACAACTAGGCGTTGTTAAATTTATTATTTCACTTACTTTACTCATCG